CAATGACCGACAAATCAACTAGACCAACCGTCAGCGGCGAAGCTTCCCCGACTCTGCAATCTAATTCTACATCTACATCAACAGGTTTCGAATCATGCTCCTCAGGAACGAGGGCTCGACTCCAGGCTGAAATTGAACAACTTAAGGCCACAGTAGAGAATATGAAGAAAGAAGCGAGTGTCAAGGAGAAGACCAAAAATACCAAAGGCAAAGCAGGCCGGCCTCAGCCACCTGCCCAACGCCCGGACGTATTCGTCGATGAAGGACATACTGGCTGGACGATCTCCGATCACGAAGAACCAGAAAAACCGACTTCCACACCGGATCGTGGGGAATCGACAACTAATCCAAAACAACAAGCTAAAGGCAAAGATTTTGTCTTCCGCAAATTATCCATGCCGGTACCTTCTTGGTTGCTGGCAAAAGCTAAAGCAGCTAAACCTGAATTGGCTAAACAACATCGAAACACTGATGCTTTTGTGAAAGCGTTCAACAAGACCCTGTCGAGTTCGACCCAGACCCCCAGGCAGGTGTCGCTTGTTAATCCCTCCGGGACCCCAGGACAAGCTACAAAAGAAATAACCATTCAGGCCAACCAAGCCCGTCTGTTGAAGCGTGTTACAACGTCCGCTACAGGCAAAACCCTTGCTGCATTGCAAGCTCAATATCCCTCTGTGAAGGAGCGAAAAGATGAAACGCAGGTTAACCCTCATGATGTAGGGGCTGTAATTCGTCGTATAGCTCTTGTCAAAACTCTGGGAGATGCTCTCGTGGCGTTTTTCCGCGAAGCAGCTGATGATGCAGTGATGAGTATTGTACTCAAAGACCCCTCCCTAACTAGGGAAGTCTCAATACTCAACAACCTGGTAAAAGGTACCAAGTGGGAGAAATCTCTTTCTTTCACACGATATCGCGATCATGCTCTTACGGCGCGTGATATCTCTCGTGGCATGGCTACAAATATCCTTCCTCCGCGTATTGATCTCCTGGTCTACGTGAATACTTATTACATCACCCCAGAATCCATTTTGAATGATTTCCAAGCGGGTGCACAACAGGTATTATGGGTAGGACATCACCATCGCGGTACATACGGACAATTTTTCCGTGAAGCCGTGTGGACTCGACTCCGGAATCGACCTGAGTTCGACATAGATCCAGACTATGAATACATTATTAGGCACAAACCCGATCCAATCAACCCGAGTTATACTCACCCTCCTGTTGACTGGATGTTCGAATCTGACCACTACCCAGTTGTGGACAGGACCGGGACGCCTCATCACATCTCTTGGGATGCCAAACCATTTCAGGATCCCATGAATCCGAATCAATCAGGACTTGTAGGTATCTTCTTTTCGAAGACCGACGAGTTACTCGACGAACCTCTTTTTCCAAGCCCGTCAACTACAGCTGTATGTTCCATAGAGCCGTATGTGCCTGCTTCAGGCTCTGAAGGCTGGACTGGATGGTTTAAATCCTGGTTCGCTGATGTGCAATATGTACCCGTAGATCTAGTAGTCTATGGTTCTATCGCTGCTGACATTCCGTCAGTCGGTGCTACCCAAAATGGCATCGATTTAGCGAAGAACATAGTCCGACAGAAGTTTATGTCTTTGTATGACATTGCTCTGTTTGGCAAAACCTGGGCGACCGACCCTCTGATGACACCAACTCTCGGAAGGGCCAATCGTCCCCTGTCTATAGAACAACTTATAGATGGGACAACCTTGTACGCTTTTGACAGAGCGATCAAGGAACCAGAAATTCCTCGATATCTTGAGCAAAATGAGGACTTTCTCTTTCAAAGAAATCAGCAAAAACGCAAAGCTGGGCGAATTGTTACTCAACATTCTCGCTTCTCCAAAATAACCCGGATTTTCAAGGGCTTTTGGAATTTCTTTCATCGCGCGTTGGCAAAAATTGGAATGCTCAACGAGTTTGAAATAATGTGCAATCTTTTTGGAACTGCAGCCCGAGGTGAGTCAGGGCGGCGGTTTCTAGGATGGTTTAGAAGTTTACCAGTAGGGATCCGAATGAAAATCGGTGCTCTCTTTGAGGAATTTCTGAGGCTCTTTCTTATAGCTTTTGGCATACCACTGCAATTCATAGGTCTCGCTTTGTGGGGCTTGGTGGAACAGTTCTCTGTAAGTGCAGGGAGCGCTATTGTCACAGCTAAAGCAAAGTTCTTCGGCACAACTACTCGATCCCTTGTCGCCGCGACAGGCCGCTTCGCTCTAGAAGTCGGCCAAATCCTTGGAACTCAAATATTCTCACGAGATTTCTGGGGACGTTATGCCATGCGAATGTATGGTCATTATCTTTTACATTTTGGGGTACTTATCTGGCAGGCCATTTGCGTAGTTGGTCTTGCTATGTTCTTCACAGGAGGTTCAATTGAAGCTCTGGGTGCCATAATCGTAGGATCGGTTGTTCTTAAAACAGCATTCACATTTTTGATGTTGTTTGGGTCGACCACAGTTCATGATTTAGTGAACAAGTTCCTAGGTTGGATTGGCTCTCGAGCAAGACTTTGCCTTCTATGTGGGGACGATAACCACAAAGAAGAAGTACCCGAAGTGTGGGATACAATCAAAGGTGAGCTGAAAGATGCAGCAAAACCTATCAAAATACCAGACACCTTACTGGTAGTCAAGATGGACTTTGGCAAGAACCGAATAGCCAGGACGAAGAGGAATATTCTGTATAAGACTGACGAGCATGGTCGCCCCTTAATTGATCCTGAGTACAAACTCAGAATCCGTTGTGGAGGCGCTATCATCCCCGTTCATGAAATACCAGAATCCACCAGTAATCCCACCAATCCCTTCCATCTGTATGCTTCTTTTGGCGTTACAGGCGTAGTACCAGCTGCTACTGCCCGTCAATTGTGTACAGCTATACTTCAAAGGGTGCTTGCACCCCTGCCTAGTGGCCTCACCACTCGACAGCAAATGAAATCGTGTCACGATGCGTTCTATACTTATAATTATCATCAGTATCTGGACCGCTTGAGGCAACGATGTCGTTTGTTGGACGTGGGACCACTCGGTCGAGATGACTACATCAACGAAGTGTTCACCCTGGAAGATCGATGGATTGATGGTTTTACTGGTCCTAAAAAGGCACGGAATCTCAAAGCACTTGAAAAGATAAGGACAGAAGGGTTCGTTCGTCCGAACGACGGAGCATGGCACTCGTATATCAAAGAGTATGACCAGCACACCCTTTTTCTTAAAACAGACGAATATCATCTCTCTTTTGTCAAGTACGACACTGGAGTTATCTATGGAGAACAAGATAGGAAGGCTCCTCCAGCGCTTGGAATGGACCAACCTCTCATAGATAATATATTCGTTCCCAAATGCAAGTTCCGCACTATCCAGGACACTGGAGCGCACGTACATGCAATCGTGGGTCCTCATGTTCTTCGTTTTACGGAGGCTATGAAGGTCTGTCATCCTACACCAAATTGGGAATTTCCTTCTTGTGAAGGATCTCTCAATATAGGAGAAGGAGTTCCTTTTCCTCTTTATGTCAGTTATGCTTCCGGCGTCAGCCCAGCAGAATTAGACTATTGGATGGCGACTGTATTAGAACATCACCAACACGAAAATTTTGTGTCCGTGCTAATACAGTGTGACGATTCAGTTTACGCAGTGTCAATAGGAAAGGAGCTTTTCGTATTTGGTACAGACTTCACTCAATATGATTCCACTCAAAGGAACGGGCCCTTATTCTTTCAATGGGAAACCATGAAAGCTGCAGGATTAGACCATGACATCTTGCAGATAATGGCCCGAACCTCTGCATCCAATGGATTCGCCCATCACAAAAAGGAAGGGGTCATTTTCACCACCAGCACAGGTAATGCATCAGTCAGGAAAACAGGATCTGACGAAACGAGCATTGGAGGTGGAACTTGTCACCATGCAATGATTTACATAGCTCATAAATCCATGATGTCTCTGTTTAATTTGCATCCCGACCGACACTTTGGGTTTGATGAAGTCAAAGCAGCCGTAACATTCGCTGCTGATCAAATGGGTTTTGTAGTCAAAATCGATCCCCGCAATCCCACTCCAGCAGGTTCAGAATTCCTCAAAGGAGTGTGGCTCCCATGCGAACCCTATGAAATAAGGGTGGAACATAGAGGAGAAGAGAGGATCATAACCTCCACTTTGGTTTGGACTCCTGTTTTGGGCAGGATGTTGAAGATGGTCAAAGGTCTGAAGGATCCTAGAGTCGTAGTTCCGTTTAAGACTCAGGACACACGGAGAGCAGTAGAGTACATATTCGCTGCTTCTGTGGCTTCGTACCGAGATTTCACTCTTGCCGAACCAATGAACACCCTCGTCAGGTGGCACGACAACGGCGAAGCAGCCGAAGAACTGGGTCCATACAAGGTCTCGTTTGAACATGTCCAGAAGAGAACGAAATCTGAGACTGTTCATCTACCCTCAGCTGAGCACACGCCAGCTACTCTCACTCCGCAAGCATATATAGTGCTGGGAGAGAGATATGGGTGCGACCCGGAATGGTTCTTAGATGTAGCCCCTCTGATGAGAGATGTGGTTGGATACCACGTAGAACATCCGTTGTTCTTCTTGTTGGCGCAGGATTATTGCGCAGCAGATGAACTCGCCGCCGTGCGAGCGGATGGAATTGCTTAAATTAAAGCACACGGGCCAGGGTAAAGGGGTACCTGGAGGTGACCGGGGGGTCACCTAAGCGACGTGAAAAGAATGGGGCGACGAATTTACCATGCGCAATGCAAAAACGTCAAGGCAAAATGCGCAACCCAGACGCGCAAATGCTAAAGCAGTTGCACAACTCTGTGACACGTTACGAACAGAGATCAACACCCAAAGACAAGCGGAAAGTGCAAGACAACATCCTGGAACTGGCAGCTCACGTAAAACGACAAATCAAGGACGACAGCCCGCAAGCAGCACACACCGAGAAAACATTCCTAGACTACCTCAAACAGGCAGGAAATGTTCTTCTGGATATCGCGCCGGCAGCAATCCCCATATTGATGAGTCTTTTGTGAACTATCATGACCGTCTCACAGGAAAAATTGCCCAAAGAGCCAAAAGATGTCTTTCATCTCGAGAGTATGCGAAAAGCGTACCATTGAACAAAGGGACGTATTTTTCAGGAATGGAAAATGCCCAAACACCGTTCATACGAGGAGGAAAACAAGGACTCCGTGTTCGAGGACGAGAATACCTCGGATCAGTGGAAGTATATAACGATGGAATCGGAACGAGTGGAGTGTTACTCGGAGGAAGAATGGGACTCTACCCAATATCCCCTTTTGAACTAGGAGGACAGTTGAGTCTCATGGCACAATCCTACCAAGAACACAAAATGCTCGGAGCAGAAGTACACTACGAACCCGTAGTACCTGCTACAACGACCGGAGCTATCGCTTTATTCTTCTACGCAGATCCGACTAAACAAGTCAACACTATCGGACTAGAAGGCTTAAAACAGGCAGCAACAGTAGGCACATTCATTGAAACCCCAGTGTGGGAAGAAGCTCGAATGAAACTAAAATTAGAAGACACCCTAGTTAAATACTTTGACGAAGCTGATTCTGAAGCTCGTTTTACCTCTCAAGGAGTAATTGAGGTAATAGCGGCTTCCGACCTAGAACCAGCCGGGACAGAGAATTTTCCATACGGTAACCTTTTCATTGATTATGAATTTGAGTTTTACGACCCCGCTCTAGACAATGATGTGGACCTAGTGAGAGAAGGTATTGCAGCAATTCAAATGTTTAGTACACGTCCAAGCAATCCAACCATTAACGGGAATTCCCCATGGTCAAAGTATGAAGCACTCATCGGCTACGTAGATGATAATGTCGTAGGTTCAGTACGGCTATCTGCTGGAGACTTTGTATCATCCGGAATACCCCTAGAGGAATTGCCCGACTGGATATTTACTTGCTATGGATTCAAATATACCTACATACACGGCGATGGTGGTTTGAGCGGAGGACCGGTGTACCCACCCCTTCCTACCCTACCCCAGTGGACCGACTTTCCAAATGCCCAAGAGGAGCAAGGAGCAACCCCAGGCCAAGGTTTCTATCTGAGATTCTTCAAAGACCAGACCGCAGGAACCGACACAGGCTGTGCTTTCTTTGCCGACCTTAGCTCTGCACAAACATTTAGCGTTTCTCCCGGAACGAGCCCAGCTAGCCAAGACGTAAGCCCGGGACAGCTGACCTGGAAAGATGATTTCTTTATTGAAGCAGCACAATTGATACCGCCTGAGACCACATACACCTCGCGGTTCATACTTCAATATTGGTTTCATTTTAGAGCAGTACGGCTACCCAATGCATAGAATGCAGGTGAAACTCATGTAAGCCCCCAAC